AGAAAGCGCGTCTGAAGTGTCGTTTAGCAACGGTTCGGCACTTAACTCCACTTCTACATCGCTAAGGTGTACTGCTGGTGGATTTCTTTATGCAGTTGGGGTGGCTAGTTCGACAACAACTTCAGCATTAAATATAGACGTCGACGGCGGCTCTACTATTGTAATTGCGGGTTCTAATGTAATAGAAGGATCAAGCGGTGAATCTCAAGCAGTTACAGAGTCTAATGTTGATTGCTTAAACTGTTTTGATAACCAAGGAATGCTTTTTTATGTCGGGGCTACGCAAGACAACATACCACTTAAGACAACCACAGCAGGAATAACCGCAGACGTGTCTAGCGTCCAAGGCGGGGGTCAGCTTAACTCGGCTGTTAATGAAATAAGTATCTGTGCAAACATTGGTGACGCGGTTACATTACCTTTTGCGAGGGCGGGCAACAGTGTAATTGTTATAAATAACGGTGCTAATGCTTGTGATGTGTTTCCAGCATCTAATGACAAGCTAGACGCGCTAGCAATCAACATAGCAGCAAGCCTTGCTGCTGGCGCAAGCATAAAATATACGGCGTTCAATTCGCAAAGCTGGGTAAGTATTTAAACTATCCTGCAATACCTAAAGCCTCTTGACTGGGGCTTTTTTTTGCCTAAAATAAAGTTAAATTAATTGTTGCATTATTAAAAGGATGCGCGTATAGTTAACTCATCGAAACGAATCAAGGGAAAGCATGACAGAGAAATTCAAAAAGAAGCGTGGAGCACCAACCAAGCCACCAGGGCAATTAAGACCTGATTTAAGGACTAAGGTTTCCCCTTCGACTAAAAGATGGTTAGACGCGGAAAGGAACAAGATTGGAACGCCTTACGGGGTGTCTATAGATAAACTTGTCCAAGAGAAGATTGACAAACTCGATTATGATACAACGGGGTAGATGATGACTTGTAAAAACAAAGAAACGGATAGAACAGGGTTGTATCTCATGGTTTTTGTCGTATTGCTCAATTCATGCAGTATTGAAACCAAGATAGACAGTTTGAAAAATAATTGTGAGTCAATTAAGGTTGAAGATCATGAAACACGAATACATCAAGGCAACTAAAAGCCAGATAGTTTTAAGAGTTGCGTTTTTAGTTTTTATAATAGCGTGGACAATTTACGAGGTGATGTGATGAGCACTCAAGAGCAAAAATACGGCAGATACTGGGAAGTCAAAGAAAAGAATGAAGAACAGATTAGGCGTGAAAACGATAAAATCGCAAAAAAGAATAATTCAGATCACATTGAAATAATGCGAAAAATATCAGACTTTAAATTATCAAGAAAGCTAGGATGCACAAGGAGCGAATTACAATGATTAACGACTTAAATTATCTCATCAATCAACTTGATGAATTAACAATCAACAAGAATGGCTTTGAGCGGTTTAAATCTAACGACACCATGGTATCAGTCAATAACTTGCAAGTTATCGTTAAGAAGATGAAATCTCTAATGGAAAAAGAAGCCAATCGAGAACATCAAGAGCGATCAGGCTTTGGGCGCAGGCTTTCAGACCAGATCAAAATTGAAACAAATGGAATACCAATTTTGCAGGATATGGCATCATGAGCAAATATAAAACAAAACAAGTCGGTGAAAGTTGGAGCGTGTTTGAAACAACATCAAACGCAACGTATGAATACAAAGGTTTTGCTACTCGAAAATGTGCTAACGCTTATATTAAATCAATGACGTTAAAATGAAATCCGACATTAAAAAAATTCAAGAAGCTTTTAGCTGAGTATTTAGAGAAAAAGCCTCACTTAAAAGAATATCAACAGAGAATAAACGAACGTTTAAAGAGGGTAGGGTTATGAATACTAGTCTTGAAAGCGCAAGAAAGAGCTTTAAATTCTGGCTAATAGCAAAACTCATAGAATTTGTTTTAGCGTTAACAGCGGTCTATTTTGCGGGTTACTATCTGTTTTCGTTTGTATCGCTGATGTATAGCTTATTTTAAGGTGACGAACATGCCAGACAAAGCCGAGAAATGCCCCGTATGCGATTATGACATGCTAACCGGTGAATGTTGCCGGACGTATGACAATAAGCTTGAGGTATGCGGTTTAGGCTGTTACATGCAGCATGAAATAAATGCTAAGCACGAAAAGAATTCGCTGGCACACTCTGAAACAACCAGCGAACAATTGGCATCACCTTGATCCTCTTGGTGGTGCCCTTTTTAGAGTGATTATAGGGGTGTGGATGGTGGGGTAGACAGTAAGCGAAACATTGCTTTAAGGTGAGGTTGATTTAAAGATTAACTAAATGCTGGTTTAACCAGTGCCGATACTCTGAGACAAATCCGTGGAAACCGGCTTACTACTATCCCCACCACCTATAACAATTTAACCAATAAAGGAAAGTAAAATGGAATACAAAGTAGTTAACGCGGCGCACTTAAGGACGCTAGAGTCGATTACTAATCTTAATATAAAGAAAGGCTGGATACCGCAAGGAGGTATTCATTCTAAGTCAACAAAGGAAATGTTTGTGCCTGTATTTGGAATAGGTATTTCCGGCGAACTTGAAGAAATGAGCAGGGAGCTGAGCACAACTAACCACTGGTATCAAGCAATGACTCGAGACCACAAAGGATAAGATAATGATATACGAAGACGAAAGCAAAGATACCTTAATCGCTCAATTAAAAGAGCGAGATAGAGTTATTCTGGAAACGCCTTTAGAGGCAAGTAGGGCAGTTGATTTATATTTAAGCGCGATTAATAAAAACGCAATTCACGAAAGTCTGTGGAAAGAATGCATAATAAATGCTAAATCATGAGCATAGAAGAACATAAATGGAGTGATAGAGACATAAGTCTAATCCATGTCGACGAGAACGACAAAACAATACATCTTTGCGTAAAGAGTGAATATTCGCCAAACGCCTTAAATATTGGCTGTATTTATGAGCAAGACGCAAAAGAAATCGCCAAGCACTTTCAGGTTGACAGAGGATCATTAGTTATTAAGATTAAAGAGTTGATTGAAGATTTAGAAAAATGCGCTAAATATGAATATCCTAGATTGGAAATGGTGAACAAAGTAAAAGACCTAATAAAACCAGAAACCCCAGAGGTCATCCCTGGCACCCTGGACGCGCTTAACAAACTTAAAATAGGTGGGTGAGATGAGTATGAAAAATAACATAATCAGCCTTGGTAAAGAAAGGTTAAAAATTAACCCTGTCAAATACTCTGTAGAATTTACGCATGACCAAAATGGATTGGTATTTAATGTTTTCGGAATTCAAGACGCAAAAAAAGACCGTATAGCAGTAGCTAGAGATCTTGAATCTGCCGCAAAGAGCTTGCGTAAATAATGCTAATCAGTGATTTTGTAAACTGATATTTAAAATGTAAACTAGAGGAGGTGGAAAAGTGAGTGAACGAACAATAAAATGCGGTATATGCGGCAAACCATACGTGGTATATATGTTTCATGCTGGCGACCAATCAACTTGTCCAACTTGTAGATCTGAGGCTAGGAAAAACTTGGGGAAAGCGCCTAGTGAGACTGATTTTAGAATTGTTATTAAATAAAGTTTGACCATTAAGGAAAAAAGTAAGATAATAGTTTTGCGGTGTGGAAGTCGTGTTTTTTAGGAATGAGATAGTTAAGGTTGAAGTGTTCTGGTTTTTTGATATTCGTGGGTTAATCCCTTCCACTTATGTCTTATTCCGCCCTTGATTGTCAAGAGGTCAGAACAGTTCGACCTTTTTTTATGCCTGAAATTTACGGCTTTCACAAAGTTAGTTAAAAGCGCTTGTGGCGGAATAGGTACACGCAGGTCACAAATTGGCTAGGGAAATTAGCAAAAGCACGAAAAGTACTTAGTAGTGTTAATAGCTGAAACGAAGTAGCGGGATAGGTTAATTACCTATCTACGGCGAAAGTTTCTCCTTTGAAGGTTCGACTCCTTCCAAGCGCACCAACTAACTTAAAGTTTATATATGTGGTGGAGTTGATTAGATAGCCTATTTAAATGGGCGCTACTCCTAAAAAGAGAAATCTTTGTGTAGACAGTGAGTTAAACGTAAAATCCTCGTGGCAAGGGGTGTTAGCTCCCCTTCATATATAAACTCAATGGTTCTTATACCAGAATTGAACCCCATTCCGCAAAAATTGAATCCGAATGCCATGCAGGCTTTAAATGCAGTAAAGTGTTTATATGTGGTGGAGTTAATATCTTGCTCGCGAAAGATGCGGATAAGCTCATTGCAAGGAGAGAGGGGTGCATCGTTAGAGTGGCACTTATCAGGGTTTAAAACCTCCGTTAGCTCCCCTTCATATAAACACTTACCAAAATTAGATTAGATAGTTCTACTTATCATTACAACATTTAGACCGTGGATAAAGCAGGTGACGTTGATGTGCCAACTATCATAAGTTGGATATCGGAGCGACAACTCTAAAAACTGTTCTGCATACTGCGAGTGATAAGAATATAGATAAACTTTGTTGTATATCAACTAAAGGTCAAGTGACCGTATTAACTTAAATAAGGAGAATATAGTGATTGATCAAAATGAAGCATCAAAAAGGATCGGTGGTATAGAGTCTCTCGAACTTCAGCTAAGCATAATGCAAAGAGATATTTATAATCGAAAAGCCAATCTACTGCAAACGTTTTATGGTTTTGCAATGGAAGAAATAGACTGCAATTCAATAATTAAATCATACACGGATAATATATTTACTATTGATGAAAATGTTTTTTGTGATATCGATGAGGCTATGGAGTACGCAGCAAGCAACTTAACTTAAACAAACTAAAGAGAGGATAAACAAATGCTAGATATTTATTACATCGAAAAAGTTGGGATTTATAATCATGGGGTTATGTGGATTGGGGGATGTAAGGATGACGGGATAAAAGAGGTTGCTTTGCTATCTTTAGCAGATAGAGACGATCATCATACCTACGAATTATTCAAATATAATGCCTGGACAACGAAAAGGTCGCATGGATGTTGCGATGATGGAATAAAATTTAATGGTGAAAAGGTTGAAATCAACTAATGATTGAAACAATAACCCCTATGTGGCTTGACTTATCCATTAAATGTTATTAAACTTTCATAACAATTCACAAAGAGAGTAAATTCAATGGATGCAAAGAAGCCAAAGACTTACAACCTTAGAAAGTCAGTAAGATTAGAAGTGCACAAAAGAGCATTATCAGAAAACAGAAAGGACTCTGACTGGCTTGATTTATTTCTAGCTGATAAATTATGTACCGGTGCTAGCGTAACAAAAGCATTAATTTCCGAACCAAAAAAAAAATCAGTTAAATTCATCCCTCCATTAAGCTACGAAGTTGCTCAGTATTGCCATGAGCGAAATAACAAAGTCGATCCTCAATCATTTATTGACCACTATGAGGCTAACGGATGGATGAGAGGTAAAAACAAAATCAAGGATTGGAAAGCTTGCATTAGAACTTGGGAAAAGAATTCAAAACCTAAAAACTCTGAACCTGTTCAATATTCAGAAACCACACGACAAAACATAAACACGCTTGGAGATTGGATCAATGAATGATTCTAGCAAAAAAGAATTTTCAGAAATTATGCTAGCTACTGGCGAAATCTACAATAAAACCTTAACCAAAACATTAATGGCTATGTACTTCGATGATCTAAAATCATTCACAATCGAACAAGTATCTGAGTCATTGAGAAAACACAGATTAGATCCAAAGAGCGGTCAGTACTTCCCAAAACCAGCAGACATAGTAAGAAATATCAACGGCGCTAGTATATCTAAAGAAGATAGGGCATTGGTAGCATGGATGGCTGTTGAGGCTGCTATCGCGTCCGTAGGCTCTTATGGAACGCTTAAGCTTGAAGATAAGCAAGCAATGATGGCAGTCAAAGCAATTGGAAGCTGGCAACAGCTATGTGCAACCGATAGAGATAAACTGGCTTTTAAGCGTCAAGAGTTTATCGCGAACTATCGAGCATTGGAAAATACACCAGTTGAGATGTTGCCTGAAAGCCTACCGGGTATCGCAGAATTAGAAAATCAACGAAACGCAAAAGGTGGAGTGGCTAGCGATTTACTCCTACAACTTAAAAAACGAAACTCAACAAAGGTGAAATAGAATGAAACTTGAAACGCTAAACAAATTAACAAAAACCGTAGAGGATCTAAAAAAAAGACACAAAATTGAAATTGATAGGATTATATCAAAAACCGTTTTAGATAATGCTGAATATAAAGTTGGTGACATAGTTTCTGACTCGTCAAAATCGATTGAAGTTACAAAGGTTAAATGGTCTGAGAGCGGATTTTGGGAAAGTAGGCTTAATCCTCAGGCTGTGTATTTTGGTTATATTTTAACAAAAAAACTAGTAAGGCGAAAAGATTTGAAAACTGCACATATTTATGAAAATGATATAAACAATGAATTTTAACAACTAGAGGAAAGTAAGATGACTAGAAGTAGGGTTGAAGCAAGGCATGACAAACTAAAAAACGTAAAAGACTGTGAAGAGCAAGGCGTTATTGCTGACAGTATGGAAGTTAGAACAGCTTTAATGGAACAGGTTCATTCTGGAGAAAAAACACTACAAGAAGTCCAGACAGAGCTAAAAAAGATAAAAAGAAACGCCAAGAAAAACGGAAAGATAACCAGAAATCAAGCCTTTATTCGAGGTTAAAAAATTTAACGCAAATGGAGAATAAGATGGATATCAACAAAATAAAATCAGAAGCTATTGAACAAGAAAGGCTTTCAATAGTCATCCACTCACCACCAAGAGAGGGGTCGTTTTTAGATGGCGCTAACTGGGCTTTCGAGGAAATATCTAAACAGCTTGAAAGTAGGGCTTTAGAAGCGTTAAACGTAAAAACTAAGGAGTAAATAAATAATGATACAGAGAATTGTAAATATATTTAAAGACCGAAAACTCGATAAGGATGAAAGAGAAATAAAAGAATTAAAAAACGCTCTTCAAAGGATAATAAACGTCACAAACCAAGCAAGCATACAAACAAAAAGGCTTAAATGGATTAGAGGTAGAGCAAAATGCGCGCTGTATGGCGGCGATGTAAGAGCCTTAAGTTATCCGACAAACAGATATAAACCAAGCAGCTTAGGGAGTAAATAACAATGACGATTACAAAATATCAAAGAGTAACGCTAAAAGAAGACGGTAAGAAAGGTGGATTTTATGACACTAAAGATAACGTTAAACAGTTTTTATCTGAATGTGACAATCCTGATGATTATTTAATAAGTAATTCATTGATGACTGAAAAGAAACTTAACAGTCTGCATGAATTCCAGGGTTTTTAACAAATAAGGAGATTAATATGTGCGACTACCCAAAAGCGTTTCAATCAATCCAGCGCAAAGCAAGAAAAGATCACATTTGCGTTGAATGTAAAGAAACAATAAACAAGGGCGAAAAATATCAATATTCAAGCGGCGTATGGGACGAGCCAGCATCATATAAACAGTGCTTAAGATGTTACAAAATATCAAATATAGTAGTTAGCGATTGCGATGGTGAAGAATGTTTAGGGTTTGGAGAGTTAATTGATTGGTTTTACGGTCATGTATGCCAAGGCTTTAATATAGATCAGGTGGTTAGTTTTTACACTGAAAAATGGAAACTAGGCGCTAACGATTTAGATTTTATTAACATAGGAGAGTAACGTGAAGTTAACTAAAAAACAGTCGAAAGCTTTGGAAAAAACATTTAATGATAAAAATGTGCAAAATATGAAAAATGATGAGTATGGTGAATACATCCAACAAGTATGCGCCCTCACATTAACAACAATGATCGCGAATAAAGGCGCTGAATATACTAAAGAATTTGTGGAAGCTGCTTTAAATAATACCGAGCCATCGCCAATTGTTTACCAACTAAAGCCACATTAAGAACGGGAGAGTAACGTGAGTAAATTAACATTTAAAGAGGCTTTTGATTCTAAAGGTATATGGCAGTTAGCTGTGTTCATTGTTGGGATATTAATTATATGGTTTTTAGAGGATGGGTGGGACGCTATAGGTGTATATATTATGATATTTGCTAACAATCTTGACGAAGATGAAAGAATTAACAAAAAGATATTAAAGTGAAAATGAAACTAGGTGGCATAGAAAAGCTATTTATAACCATGATGTTATTTATAGTGATACCGCTAATCATAAATCAGATAGTCATCCACTACGAGCGCAAAGCAGCTTGTGGGGTACTTGAATACAAAGTAATCGCTGAGGTTTTATATTGCAAATACCACGGCGCATATCATAAACCAAAGAGGAACAATAAATGAATATAATATTCTCCAGCTGCGGAAACGACTCTGTAGCACTTATTCAGTGGGCTATTGATAATAATTTAGATGATTTAGTTGTTGCTTACTCTAACACTCAGTGGGCATCTAAAGAATGGCCTGCAAGGGTAGAAGAAGTTAAAGGCTTTGTAGAGAAAGCGGGCGGCACGTTTCATGAGATATCAAGCGAGGGCATGTCAGCGCTAGCGAAGAGAAAAAAAGCATTTCCGGCAAACGGTATGGGTTTTTGTACTTACGAGTTAAAAATACTTCCAGCGCTTAACTGGCTTGATATTGTTGATCCCGAAAAAAAAGCGACTTGTTACACGGGTATTATGCGCATCGAATCAGAAAACAGGAAGAATTATCCAGAAAAAACAAAAAACTCTCCGAACCACGGCGGCAGGACTTTATTGTGTCCACTCGCAAAATTTACAATTGGGCAAAGGGATGATTTATTAAATAAAGCTGGCTTTGATGTTTTGCCTTATCGCTCAAAAGAGTGTTCACCGTGCATTAATGCCACGCTTAAAGATATTCAAAATTTAGATGAGCGCGACATTATTAAGGTTATAACGCTTGAGGATGATCTTGGTGTAGGAGAAAGAAGTGGAAAGCCAAAATACATGTTTAGACCGCATCGAATGGGCGGGGCTTGCGGAATACGCGAGGTAAAAGAAAGGGCCGATCATGGCGGCGGGTCATACTCACCATTGCAAGATGACATGTTTGGCTGTGATTCTGGATTTTGTGGATAAACCAAAGAGGGTTAAATAATGATAGAACTGCTTAACCGATGGTGTAAGTTTATATGAATGTATTAAAGAAAAATGTCCTAGTTGCTTGCGAGTACAGCGGAGTCGTTAGAGACGCTTTTAAAAATAAAGGGCATGATTCTGTTAGTTGCGACTTACTGCCAACTGATTCACCAGGCAGGCACCACCAAGGAGATATCATCGAATACCTAAACAAAACCGAATCAGGATATTTTGATTTAATTATCGCTCATCCAGAATGTACTAAGTTATGTGTATCTGGGAATAGACACTATGGCGAAGGAATGCCAAGGTACCAGGAAAGACTTGACGCTGTTAAATGGACAATGGAGTTTTGGGAGTTATGCAAGTCTAAAGCTGAGAGAGTTTGTTTTGAGAATCCTGTTGGAGTTCTTCACAGGTTAGGGGGTATTCCAAAAGCTAACTATGTGCAACCGTATCAATTCGGACACTTAGAACAAAAGAAAACAGGTCTTCATTTGCATAACCTCAAGCCGCTTATTGAAGAAAACAATGTCTATGATGAAATGATGGAACTACCAAAAAACGTCAGAGAGAGGATTTTTCACTTGCCGCCATCAAAATACCGATGGAAAATAAGGTCAACTACGTTTAAAGGTATAGCGCAAGGAATGGCTAATCAGTGGGGTTAATCACTCACTAAGAGCTATTAACTCAGAAACCTGCATTTTGCACAATTCAGCATACTTTAAAATTGTTGATAATTTCAAGTCATTAGAATTGCATTGCTGGTTGACCGTATTCGGATTAACACCGAAATGCTTAGCCGCATCTATCTGACTTATATTAGCTTTATTTAGCGCTAGTTTTAAAATATTAATCTTTTTCATAAATTCCTTAAATATGTATTGCGTTATTGATTAGCAAGCATTATACTACACACATCGAAAAAAGTTAAGCATTTAAAACTAATCAGGTGAATATAATGAACAAACAAATTCAAGTATGCGTTGGTGATAAATGGGTAGAGACTCATGTCGATGAATTAGACATTAGTTATCGCATAGAACGTGATAGAGGCTCTTGGGATATTCCGCCAAGCGTAGAAGTCCACTATCCAAGAAACCCAATATTTAAGTGTAGCGGTGTTATGGTTGACGACTTTGAAGAAGCTGAACTCGACCAAATATTAATAGAGAGGAATTCGGTGTGAAACCAACAACTAAATCAATGTTAATCAACTTGGTGCATAGTAATATTAATAATCGCACTTATGGGGGCTGAGATATGAAAACTGAAACGAAAAAATTTGAAATAATTAAAGATTTAAGTAATGAAGATTATCATAACTTGCCGTCTTTCTCATCTAGCCAGATAAAGGATGCAGTCGAATATAATCATCCAATGGCATTTTTTAGAGCTAAGCATATAGACAAAGCATTACCAAGAGTTGAAAGCGCTGCAATGGGATTGGGTACTGCAATTCACACGGCTTGGATGGAACCAGAATTATTTGAAAGTGAATTTATAACTGAGCCAAAAATTGACAAAAGAACAAAACAAGGAAAAGCTGATTATCAGATCTTTTTGGATGAAGCAGCAAATAAAAATATTATATCTATCGATACCGAAAGAAAAGTATTAAACATGAAAAGGGCTTTAGATTACAACTTTAACGCAAAGTCATTGCTCGAGCATTCAATAGTAGAAAGCAGTGTCTTTTGGACTGATGAAGAAACAGGGCTTGATCTGAGGGTAAGGCCTGATATTTGGAGAGAGGGTTTATTTATTGCAGACTTAAAAAGCACAAAAGACGCATCACGGGCAGAGTTCCAAAAAACGATTTATAAGTTCGGTTATCACATTAGTGCCGCTATGTATTTAGACGGGATGAGGGCTATAGGTCAACCGATGGATGATTTTATCTTCATTTGCGTTGAATCATCAGCCCCATATTTAACAGCGATATACACTTTGTCAGAAGATGCGCTTGATATCGGTTATCGGGAATATAGAGAAGCTTTGAAAAATATCAAAAAATCGGTAGATTCAGGAATTTACAAGGGTCACAACCGTGACAAAATAACTGAAATATCATTACCAAGCTGGGTTATGGCTAAGGAGATATAAATGAACAAAGATCTAACAGAAGTAGAGCAAGAAAAAGACATATTTTCGTTTTCTGGTGGCGATATGGTCGCTAATATGAAAATGGCTGAAATGATGTCTGAGTCAGACTTGGTACCAAGTGACTACAAAAGGAAACCAGGAAACATCATGGTTTGCGTACAGATGGGTCAAGAGGTTGGATTGAAGCCCATGCAAGCACTGCAAAACATTGCAGTGATTAACGGGCGACCTACTATCTGGGGCGATGCCTTAATCGCTATCGCACGATCTTACCACATGTGTGAGTTCGTACACGAGTCGTTCGATCAAGAAACAATGACTGCGACATGTACCGCTAAGCGCAAAGATAACAACGAACCATATTCAGTTCGCTTTTCAAAAGATGACGCTATCACAGCCAATCTTTGGACTAAACAGGGACCATGGAAGCAATACCCAAAAAGAATGCTACAAATGAGAGCGAGATCTTTTTGTTTACGCGACCTTTTTCCAGAAGCGTTAAAGGGCATGGGAGTTGCCGAAGAAGTCCAAGACTATCAATCAATAAAGCAGGTCAACGCAGCGCCAGAGGCAACAGCAAAAACCAACAAGGTATCAGATTTTATAAAAAACTCACCTGCAAAAGAGCCAGTCAATGAGAAGGAAGAAAGAGGTTATTTTGAACAAATAGAGGCTTGTCAATCAGTTGAGGAACTAGTTGAATTGAGCGCTACTTTAGCCCAAGTGCCTGAAGGTGAAGAGCGCAAAAATCTAATGAATGCGTATAACGCAAAAGGTCGATCGCTAAATAAGACAGTAGAGCCAATCCAAGGAGAATAGCAATGACAGCAAAAAAAATAATCAAGCAAAAGAAAACTGAACTTGTAGCGCTTGGGACAAACGACAAAGAAATAGCCGCTGTTGCGAAAAAGTACAAAGGTTTGGTAATTGGTGACAACAAGACTTTTGAATCATGCAAAGCTGCTCGCACACACACGGTTTCAATGCGTACTAGTATTGATAAAGCATTTAAAGCGGGTGTTAAGCCATTTAAAGACGCTATCGCTTTAAATAAAGAAGAAGCTGCTCGCTTAACTGCTCTTGTCGTTAAAATCGAAACTCCATTGCAAGAAACGGTTAAGGCTTGGGAAAAGAAAAAAGCTGAAGAAAAAGCCGAAAAGGAACGAGTTGAGCTTGAACGCATCACAAATCATAAAAAAACACTATCCGAAATAGCTAATCTTGGGAATGTTTTATTTGGTGAAACTATAGAAGCAATCGAAAATAAATTAAATTCATTAAACAGCATCATCATAGACGACTCACTTGAAGAGTTCGAGATCGAAGCAAAAGGATCGTTATCGGCCTCAAGGTTTATGATTGAGTCAGCGTTGCACGGCGCTAAGGAGCAGGCTAAGCAGGACGAAGCGCGAAGGGTCGAAAGTGATCGATTAGAAAAAGAACGAGAAAAGCTTGAAGCACGTCAAGCGAAAATTGATGCTGATAATTTAGAAATAAAACTTAAGCAGCAAGAAAAAGAAAAAGAACTTCAAGCGAAGCAAGATGCAATTGATGCTCAGAAAAAAGAAGATGAAGAAAAATTAAAATTTCTATCTATCTGGGATAGCGCGATAAAAGAAGATCAGGAATGGGAAGCGAATAAAAAAGTTATCGATACTGGGATGGAAGAAAAAACAAAGCAGGAAGAAGCTGATGATCTGCCAGTTGAGCAATCCTTAGAAGAGCCTAAAGCAAATAAGCGTTGCTTAATAGATGATCTTGAGGAGTTTTGCAGTAGTTACAAACTGCCAAAAGAAGCAGCGCAAGAGCTTTTTAATATAATCAGTATATATCAGCCGATGACACTTCTTAATGAGGATGGGTCAAGATCTATTTTTGATGATATTGACAAATAAATAAGGAATAAACAATGAGCACCAATCAACAAGAAAAAAGCAGACCAAATTATAGACATCGCCAAGATAGATATAATGATGACAAAAAAAACAAACTATTTAGAGATGTATTAAAAAAGGTAGCAAAGCAATGAATGATTTAAATAGATGTGAATTTATCGGTAATGTTGGAACGATTGAAACTAGATTTACACCGACAGGAAAGGCAATAACAAGTCTATCTATCGCGTGTAACGAGTCGTGGAAGGATAAGCAAGGGCAAAAGCAAGAAAAATGCACATGGATACCGGTAACTATATTCGGAAATCTGGCAGATATTGCGCAAAAATACATAAAAAAAGGCGATAAAATTTACATAGCTGGAAAATTTGCAGTTGAAAAATACCAAGATAAGACCACTGGAGTTGATAAGTATTCAACAAAAGTTATCGTTGATAGTTTTAACGGCGTGATGCAAATGCTAGGCAGCAAGCAAGAGGGGCAGCAACAGCAAAGCGAATCTAGAGGAAGCGTACAATATCAAAATGATGCAAACAAAGCACAACAGCCAAGTGGTGATTTTGGTAACTCGTTTGACGACGATATACCTTTCTGAGGAAATAGGCGGATAGAATGAAACACGAAATCACCAGCATACACGACTATGAAGATATTGATGAAAAAATAAGGAATGCCTACATTGCTGGTAATAAAATTACAGTGTTAATCGAAAAGCCGAAGCGAACCGACCAACAAAGGAAGGCTATCGAGGTTTATTGTAATATGCTGGCTAAGAAATTAAGCGATTCCGGTAAAGACATAATGACAACATTGAAGCAAGACGCATCTATACCGTGGACTCAAGAGCTAATTAAATCGCTTGTGTGGAAGCCAATACAAAAAACGATGTTCGATACCAACTCGACAACAAAACTCAATACCGAGCAAGTCAGCAAGGTTTACGAAGTAATTAACCGACACATGGGAGAAAACCACGGCGTAAGCTTTAATTTCCCTAACTATGACGGTCGAAACTATAAGGAATAAACAAGGTGACTTATGGAATATTTAACAATTAAAGAAGCTGCAAAATACATCGGAATAACTGTTGGCGTTTTTAGATGCAGAGTTGAAAAAGGCATTATACCAAGTCACAAAACTCAGCAGGTGGGAACTCATTTTCAAGTAGAATTTTTATGGCTAGAGTCTGACATAAAAAAAAGTAAGGATGCAGCATTAAACTACAAGCGCGGTTCGATTGTAACTCAGTCTGAAAGGGATAGAGAAAGTAGAAAAACCAAAAAAGTTCCTGAAATCCAAGACGGAAAATGTTCCTTATTCAATAAGTTTTTAGGCGCAAGCAGTAGGGCAATAGGTGGATAGAATGAGAGAAATAAAATTTAGAGCTTGGGACGGGGAAAGAATGTTGTTTATGGGTAAAGGTGGTTATTGTGATTTTGAGTTATCAGGTGGACATATATTTACACTTTCTGAATTTGAGTCGCACAAACAAGATTATCCTTTAATGCAATACACAGGACTAAAAGATAAGAACGGCGTTGAGATTTATCAAGACGATCTAATAAATGTATTTTATACATCAAATAATGGCGAGAACTATCACGACTGTATTTATAAAGTCACTTACGGTGATCTAGGAATTAAGTTAGTTTTTCAAAAATTAATGTGGGTAAGTGAAGGTTACAATCAATACCCAATGTCGAATACATTGAGCGAAGAGTTCAAAAATCTGGATTATGGGTATTTTGATGAAAATAATACACAAGTGCTAATGGTTAAAGACTGCTATGCCAAAAATCACTTAACTCGCCACGAGTGGAAAAGCGAAGATAGATCAATGTATTTTGAAGTAATCGGAAATATTCACCAGCATCCAGAGCTTTTAAATGATAATAAATAGCAATCAATCATTACTTGATGCCCACATAGAATTAGATGGATCGTTTGAAAAACATAAATGGTTGAATGTTAAAATAAGCACTGGCACTCGAACACTTAAGCAGAACGCTTGGATTTACAAAGCTTACGAAATGTTAGAAAAACAAGGTGATATGACAGCCGTTGAATATAGGCGTTATTGTAAATTTACTTTTGGATTACAAATATTGTTTGAAGGTGATCCAGAATCAGCTACCAGGTGGCGCACAATGATGCTATCAGTGAGTTATGAAGATCAACTACTATCAATGGACTTGATGGACGTAACAAGCCGCTTAAGCCCAGACCAAGGCGCTAGATACATCAACGAAATAATCAATCATTTTAGCGACAAACGATTACCAGAAAAAAACTATAAGGAATAAACAAAATGCAAGCAAGAGAGTTTTACAACAAAAGAATTAACGAAGAACCAACAATCGGCAGTGTTAAGTTGATGGAAGAGTTCGCCAAACACATTATAGAAATTAATTTTTGTGACGGCTCCCCTTCTGATTTTGGCAGCCTAACGAATAAACAAATGGAAAAGATGCACGACAGTGTAAGTTTGTGTGTTGATTGGGTAAATACATGAACAAAGTAATAAGACCATCATTTGTAACTGACGAGCATCTTGATTATCTTGATGATTTAAGGAAGTCCGGCTCGGTAAATATGTTTGACGCGGCTATAGGTATCAGGCATCAAGGAGCAACATTGCAGCAAACAAAAGAAATACTAGGTTATTGGGGCGCATCATATTCAGAAAGACAGCGGAGTAAATAACAATGGATAACATAAGAAATATAAATTACTTTGAAAAAAAAGACTTCACTAACGCCGATAATATGATCATATTATTTTACGGTGGATTAATAATCAGGGACGACATAACGCTAAGCACGGCAATTATAAACGCAAACACTAAGACGCATAAGATTATATCTAAACTGATTAAAGGGTAAGTAAATAATGGCAACAGCTACTTTAAAATGCACAAATTGCAAGGATAGATTCCCAAGAGATCAAATGACACCTCTACCGGCTGGCAACTTCCACTCGCAAGACTGCATTATTGAGTACGCAATAAGGGAAGGTGGAAAGAAGATTAAAACTAAGGAAAAGAAAGATCACGTTTTAAGAAAAAAGGTTTTCCAAATTAACGATGTAAGGCATCAACACAAGTTAACTCAAGCAGTGTTTAACAAGCTAAGAAGATTACAAGAGTTTAAATGGTTCTCAGACAGAGGGCTAGAGCCTTATTGCATAAGTTGCGGTAAGACCAGCACGGATTGGTGCTGTGGTCATTTTAAGACCGTAGGCTCTCAAGGGTCGCTTAGATACGACGAAATGAATACTTATCTACAGTGTAATCGATATTGCAACATGGGATTGAGCGGAAACATAGGTGGAAATAAGAACTCAGCAGGCTATCTAAAAGGGCTTGAGCTAAGGTTCGGAAAGGAAAAAGCTAACAAAATAATTAAATATTGCGAATCTGACAAGGTAAAAAAATGGACAGGTCAAGAACTATTCGACATGAGAAAACAATTTAATTTAGAGATTAAACAACTAACAAAAGGTGAATAGAGTGTCTTTAGAATACCTTGAACATAAACAGGCTGAAAAGTTAGCCGAGATTAAGCTTGACGGAAGAAAAAATTATTTTATGTGGAATGGGTTGGTATGTGTTGATGGAAAGTTCACACACGAGTGCTCTGGCTGTGATGGGTGTGGTTGTCAAGAGTGCGGAGGACATGGAGTTAGAAGAGATAGCGCGCCTATACCGGTAAATTATAAACAAGTTAAATAACAAAGGATAAATAGAATGAATTTTATAAATGCAGCAGATTTAGATAGTGGCAACGGCAAAACTTATCGAGAAATCAATAATGCTAAAGGGCACACTTTTAAAGTAGGCGATTTAGTGGGGTTAGATAACGGTGCGCGTTTGTTTGTTGGTGAATTAACCAGAGATTGTGACGGAACGCCTCTTTATAGCTTATCACCAGGAGGCAAACTTTTAATTCACGGGCATCCTGAAGATGGAATGGTTCTAATAATTGATTCAAAGGATAAATAGATTATGAGCTTCGCTAAATACAAAACAACACGAAAAGGAATAACCCAGGACGGTCACGTAATGTTTGATCATGATATCGTAGCCGGTTTGAATAGAAAGTCGTTTCTTGAAGGTGAAAAACTTCTACTCGAAGCAGAAAACAAGACACTTAAATCAATGATAGAAACTTATGAAAAGCTACAGGAGCGTGTTAAGTGAGTGAATTTCACGTACACAACGGAGAAATACTGAAAAACGGCAAACTAATGACTATGGATGAAATAGCTAGCCAGCTTATCTTGAATGAGCTTGGCTATAAACAAACTGAGTGGATAAGCGAGGAAGAGGTTAGGTTTATTTTAAGTTTCGCGCCAAAAGAATCACCAGAAGAATTACCAAAAAACCTAGATCCAACGTTTTATCATACATTAAGATATAAAGGTGATCTGAAAATAGCTGAAAGGTTGCAAAAAATTAGAAACTTACTCCCAAAGCCGCCAACTGGCGGAGATGACACCGAAGAGCATTTTTAACAACAAAGAGGAATGATGATGAATACTTTTCAAGAAAAAACTATCGAGCGAGCATTAAAAAATGACGATAAACTGTCTTCGTGGGAATGCGACTTCATTGAATCACTTGATGAGAAAGGCGAGGGCTATGAGTTGTCGGATAAGCAGAATTCAATATTAAACAGAATTGGTGAGAAGGTTTAAATCACAGCAAAACAACAAATAGAGGTCAGAATGATGATTAGATTGCATTTAAATAATTTTGTACACTATGCTCACACAGACGCTTTAAAGGCTGGATGGTGGGAAGGTGTAGATATAAACGATATCAATGTAGTTCCTACTAAACTTTGTTTAATTCACAGCGAAATAAGCGAAGCAATGGAGGGGCATAGAAAAAACCTAATGGATGAACATTTGCCACATAGAAAAATGCTGGAAGTGGAGCTTGCAGACGCGATGATACGAATAGCCGATCTAGCTGGAATGCTTGGATATGATCTTGGTGGAGCTATCAAAGAAAAAATGGATTACAACAAAAACAGAAATGATCACAAGCGATCTGAAAGAAGTGAAAAAAACGGAAAATCATACTAAATAACAGTAAAACAACAAATAGAGGTTAGAATGAGTGAATTTAAAGAATACTTAATTTTATGGGAGGGTGCGTTTATAGCCCCGTTTTCCTTTTCTAATTCGACAGAATCAAGAACCAGTATTAAGGCTGCAGCACAGAGATTTAAATCAATTCGCTCGGCTCAACTTAGAATTGCTAAAATCCGCAAGATTAGAAAAATAACAAACTATGAAATAATTGAGGCAGAATAGTGTAAATTGCGATAAAAACACAAATAGCTTATAATAACCCCTTAACCAAAACAGGTTTAACAATGAATCAAAGACAATGTACAAGATCACCGAAATCAAAAATCGGTGGAACATCTGCAAAGGCGGCAAAGTCGTTCTTTCCGGATTTAATTCACCAGCCGAAGCTTTAGCAGTTGCTAGGGTTCACGGTCTGATATTGTCTGAATATAAAGAAATAAATAGAGCGGCGTAAATAATGTGGAAGAAAGAAGGACAACTATACGCATAGATGATAGCCATAGAGTCCCATTTGTAACGCTTGTGACTCTCTTAATGGCTATAATCATGGCGGTAATGTATTTAATAGTGAACATAAACTCATTGAGTGATACGTTCAAGGAAACAAAGACAGAAGTAAGAATACTTCAAATGCACGTACAAGACCAAAACGCCATTTTAATCAGAGCAGGAATTAAGCGCCCCGGAGATTCAACCACCGGACCGACTAATCCTGACAAATTGGAAGCCAAAAACTATGAGCGCGATTCGCTGTAAATTACTACTTTGTGGTCAAGAAGCACAGACCATATCAAAAATGCCAGAGATACTGATTGATGATATCTTTAAAACCAACAACTCTAGCAAAGATTCTGAAAACGCACTAGCGGGCGCACTTATACTAGCCCAAGAAAACTATGTGAAACTAGTCAACAGCCTGTTAAGCGAATTAACTGATGGCAGTTAGTGAGGGTAAGATCGCTTGGTCTATACCAGTGGTACTATTCACGGTAACGAATATTGCTATTTTTGGCGTAACCTATGGAACACTGACCAGCGAGATGAAGAACTTTAACAAATCACTAACCGAAGTGGTCGTTGAATTAAAAAAACAAAATCAAACAATCGTAAACATGAAAGAAAACGATATACGATTCAAACTTAATCAAGAATATCATCAAAAAAGAATTGAACGCATTGAGTCAAAAATCAAATGAAGATAAGCGCAAAAGATCAAATCAAATTTGACGAAGGGTTTAGGGGCAATGTGTACCAATGCACAGAGGGTAAAAATACTATTGGATATGGTCGAAACCTAGACGATAACCCGCTGACCAAGAAAGAAGCCGATTACCTACTAGATAACGATTTAAAACGAATAGTTAAACAAGCTGTTAAGTTCTCATTCTACGGAAGCCTAAATTCAGAGCGAAGAGGTGTCATTATAAACATGATGTTCCAGCTTGGTTTAGGTGGCTTTAGCGGCTTTAAGAAGTTTATTGAAGCGCTTGATAATAGAGATTACGGTAGAGCTTACACGGAAATGCTTGATTCAAAATGGGCTAGGCAAACGCCAGAACGAGCGCAAAGGCTAGCCAAAATAATGAGAGGCTTATAGGTGTTAAAACCAACCCACTATATCCATAAGCACTTTATAAACGAATTCGCAGATCACGTAATGACATCTGGATCATATAGTTATTACTCACTATGCCAAGGTCACAGACATATAGATTGGATACCTTGTATTAAGATATTCAAATGGTACTTAAAGCTAACTTAGAGGTTTATAATGAATTCAACCGAGGAAGGATAAATGAAATTACTTGAGCCGGCATTAATAAGATATCATGGGGCGGGAGTTATGCACGTAAACGTAAATGTTTTGATAAAACAAGAATGGTTTAAGAGACAGTTAAAAGCTCTTGGAAAGCTAGCTCACGGTCACGGTGATGGAATAGAAGGCGGTGGAAAGGGTTAATATGATATTAATAACTACTAACACTTTACCAAAAACTCAAATAGACAGTATGTTTGAAGACATCCCACCATTAACAGCCAAGGAATTTTCAGAAATAAAGTGCTTGCATGACGGATTTAAGCCAGATCAAGCGGTCAGCATATCTTGTAGTTGTAAAAAATGTTCAGTAAGGTGTTAATATGAAATGGTTAAAGAAAAGACTTAAATCTAAAACTATCTGGCTAACATCAATAGCCCCTAGCGTCCTAGCATTTATGACAATGTACTCAGTTCAGTTAAAAGAGATTCTAGACGGCAATTATCAATATGTGTTTATGTTCTTTGCATTTTTGGCATGGCAAACCAGAGAATCCACTCGAAAGCCACTGGATGAAAAATAAATGACAACGATTGCATACGACCATAAAAACAAACAAATAGCCTGTGATAGCAGGGAGACCGCAGGAGGATGTGTAGTTACGGACGAAAGCATTAAGTATAAAGAGGATGGCGATAAGTTATGGTTTTTATGCGGAAGTAAGTCTGATGTTGATTTATTTACAAGTACATTCAAGCACAATGACGAGTCTCCCAAAAACATGGATTGCAGCGGACTGCTCGTTAGAAACGGCGTACCGTACAAGGCGTGTAATGTAGATGGGGTTTATAAGATTGATAAAATGTCATCAAATGAAGGTTTTGGTAGTGGCGGATGGTACGCGCAGGCTGCTGTAGATTTAGGGTTGACAGCGGAAAAGGCGGTCGAATATGCAATGACAAGAGATATTTATTCAGGCGGTAAAGTCCACACTTACGACATCAAAAAAGGAAAATTCTTGAAAGGTAATAAGCGATGAAGTTGAAGGTATACGGTGCAGCGATTATTGCATTTGGTGCACTATTAATTAAATATCTCTTAGGTAAAAACGAAAAACTCGAAAGGGAAATCAAGATAAAGGACATAGTCAAAGAGAATCACGAAAAGCAAGAAGCTGACGAAATCGAAATACTGGGCAATGAGGAGCAAGAAATTGAAACTGACTTACAAAAGCATCGTAATATGTCTAGGCATGATCGCGCTAGTAGGCTGTGAAACCTTAGTAATAGCCCACGACCCGTTAAAGTGCATCAATAGACCACTTATGAAGTTAACAGAACGGATGAGCATGGAAGAAATTGATTCAATGTCAGATGTAGTCTTTGATAAAGTGGAAGCTCACATAATCGCACACAAAGTCAGGATTAAATCTCAATGCGAAGCAATCAAACGACATAATAAAAATCACGAAGAGAAATAATATCCCACTAGTAGTACTTTGCCCCGATGTTTGGGGCTTTTTTATATCCCCCAATCCAATCATAGTAAAAAACAATAGATAATGGTAAAATCTATCTATCTAATATCGGAGAGATTTTATCATGGCTATAATACGCACAGCGAAAGGTACGGCTTCCGACAAAACAGGCGCGCTAACCCTAACAATAGCGACACTGCAAGTAGCACAATATAGTACACTTGAGGTTTGTATAGCTTTTGATCAGGGGAATGGTAAGCCAAACTCAATGAAATGGGGTACTAGGGAGTTGGTTTTCAAAGATGTTCAGCAAGCGAACGGCGTTGGGTTGGCTGTTTATACAATGTTCAGGAATAACGCCACTGCAACTAATGATCTTGTTGCAACTTGGAATACTACCGCTCCAACAGCTAAAGTTATGTTTGCAACACAGGTATCTGGTGTAAGAAAGAGAGACTTATTGATTACTAATTCTAATGCAAATTCGACTACGCCAACTACTGGAGCGCTGCAACTTACTGGATTTGCCGACGAATATTTGGCTGGATGCATGGCTTCTGAAGGCCCATCTACTGACACGATAGGAACACCATCGCTAAGTTATTTGCTAGGTCAAAGGGTAGGTACTACTGGTGGCGCTGATGATTCAAACATCACATTGCAGGAGATCTATAAAATAACTTCAGCAGCAGAAAGTACAAGGGCTAGGATGACTGGTGTAGAAGCTAGAGATTGGTCTAATATCCTGATCACTTTTGCGCCAATTTACAATGTGAGCGTAGATAATAGAGTTGAAGTGCAAGATGTGGAAGCGGCTACACAGCTAGATGCTGATGCGCTCATCGAGAACGACATTTTATCTAGATACCCGCCAAACTACACAGTGACTATTTTGCCCTAATGACAGTTTTATCAATCGCATTTAACGGCACAAGACTAAACGATTCAGACGCTAACACCGGATGGGGGAACTATGTTATAGGCGGCGGCGCGCCAGCTTCTGAATTTCCGCTGGCTTATCAGGTAACATCAGGAACAACGACAGGCGCAGTAAATAAGAAAATTAACAGTTCAGCAGCAAGGCAAGGAGTAGATTATAACGGAACAGCGGTAGATTACACAGCAGCGGCTAACCGTTTATGGTACTGCAAAGTCTACATATCCGACTCTTTTGATCTTAACGCAACTTGGGGTGTAGAGGTTGCGATGGGAAGCGCTGACACCTCTAATTTTCATCAATACAATATTGCAGGAAGCGGTGCTAATCGGTCGGTTTACAATCAATACCCCGCACAGGGCGGTTATTTAATAACTTGCCTTGATCCAACAATTGACGCATGGGCAGAAGTTGCAGATTCAGGCGGAACAACTGATCAAACAGCTATAACGTGGTATGCGGTAGGCGCTCAATTTATAAACGGTACTGCAAAAACTGAAAATGTCGCTCTAGATGCAATAGATTACGGAACAGGTTTAACATTAACAGCCGGAACAGGAGCTGATCCAGCCGGAAAATATACTGATTTTGTGGCGGCAGATCAAAATGTTAAAACGGCAAGATGGGGCGCAGCTTTAGGATCAGGGGATAATGTTATATTTAGAGGTATTGCGACGATAGGGAGCGCAACAGCAACAGAATTCGATGATTCAACATCGGTGGTTACTTTCCCTGATGGTTATCACTCAGCCGGACTATTTGGGGTTAAGGTAGACATTCAAAACGCATCAACAATTGTCAATGACGGAGCATTGATAATAAGCGAAGGGAGTATAACAACTGAAGACACTAGAGCAGATTATATAGTGACTGGTACAGCAGGAACATAAATATGAATACGCTTCTAGAGTAACAGGAGCAAGTGGCGTGTTTAATTTAATTGACATTACCGCTAGCACAGCCACTGCGGGTACTTCAACCACACAATTATCTGATTCAACAGCCGACTTTGTTACTGAGGGGGTTACGGTTGGAATGTTGGTGCAAAACACAACTGCCGGGTTTACGTTCGAGGTAGTATCTGTTACTGACTTAAACACGCTTGTTATACAGGCGGTACACGGAACAGGTCATACATTTGTTTCTACAGATGCTTATACTATTAATGAGACCATTCAACTTTACGCAGTAACTGACAATATCGCTGATTATGTCATTGATGCTGAAGAAGATACCGGAACAGATGGATCGCCAGGGACTATCTCAAACACTTTCGTTAAAACACCAGCAGCAAACTTTGGAACAGTTGTTCAAGTTCGACAGGGCAAAAGCATCCTTCCTTTTGAACAAAATCAAGTCCAAGGTGATGGGGACACGACAGTAACAACTGTTAGAACACCTGATACCATTGCTGTTTAAGGGGGTTTAAAATGTCAAATATAGGTCAAACAGGCTTAGAGTCTATTCGCATAGGCGGGATGAAGATTGATAACCTGCCGATAGCAGAAAGCGCAATAACTAAGCAACAAATGCCAGAGGTCGATGCTTCCATAAAACGGAACAAATTAGGGAATATTATTGCTAAATATCCTAAACAAACCGTTGACTGGGTTAAGGGCGCTATCAAAGAGTGTGAGGATACAATAAAAAAGATCAGAGCATTAAAAGAACAGCAACAAAAAATGATTGATGAATATACCGGACATATCAGCTTATGCGATTATAGAGATAAAGAGATCGCAAAAACTACCGATATGACAAAAATTGCAGATCTTAAATTAAAATTTCCCCCTTATAACGTCGAGTCAATGAAACAGCAGATAGTTCAATGCAAAGAAGCTATAATTAGATCAGATGGTGTTATTGATTCAGAACATAAAAGCATAGCTGAATTAAGAGATCTATTAACCGTCTGTAAAAAAAGGGATGAGGAATTAAAACCCTTTGGGATAAAAGGTCAGTGACTACCAGAAATGACTTTTCAGTCGAGTACAATACTAGCCCAAGGGTAGCTGAAATAGCCGCCCCATCGGTCGAAGTGGTCATGCAAGACGTTGTAGATACTTTACGAAAGCATGAAGATTCTTTTCAAGGAATGGGATTCCCCAAACTAGTAAATGCGTCTGGCAAAGAGGATCTAGGAGGAGGCACGTCGGTAGGGATCACCGTTGCCAGTCAAAACACTTTGCTCGCTTTCGAGGCTAGAAGAACTCCCGCCGAAACAGGCACAGTAACAGGCTCGCCAGCATCACCAGTCGCAGGTAGGCAAATAATCCAAGACACTACTGCTTTATTTCAAACCGCCAATGTTGCAAGAGGCTCATTAGTTATAAACTTCACCGATCAGAGCATTGCCGATGTTATTTCAGTTGATTCAGAAACCCAATTAACCACAAAAACACTAGTTAATGGGATCGGGAATACTTACGATGTAACAGACGTTTACCAGGTTTTTAACGTAACGCAAGTTAAAGCAGTAGGCGGTAATTTAACAGCGGTTGACGAGTCTCAAATAACAATAGAACCGATTTTACCAACAGCTTTCACACAAGTTATATTAACTTCTTCAAGTTCAGCCACTCTATCCAGCCAAACACAGCTAGAGGCTTCGTTATTCTTCGACGGTATAGTCGTTAATGCAACAAGAGGGATTGCAAGCTCTGAGGGTCTAGTTGGGACTCACGCAAACCCTGTTATCAATGATTTTTATGCTGAAGAAATATCAAATATAAGATATGTTAGAAAATTCTACATGGAGGGCGTTAACATATTGACAGAAGATCATTCGGATGCAGAGATTTTTGTCGGAGCAGGTTATTTAACATCGATAACAGTCGTAAACGCTGGCGCGATAATGACAGGCGCAACCATGCTAAATCAGATAATAACTGGCACGGTCGACGGCAATATGACTATGATAAACTGTGTTTTAGTTAACCTTGTAGGCAGTACTGGAATAATAAAAGAATGCGGTATTGACACAGGAATAACGCCAGGTGCAATTGGAAACAACGGTAAAACCTCATTTACTGATGTTAGCGCAGTAAGACCAATCGGCGGAGGGTCGGTATTTATTGACGCATCAACCGCAGGCGCGATAATTGATGGTGACGGAATGCGCGGCGAATGGAATCTAAGAAACAAAACAGGCTCGGAAAGTTTCAGCTTTATTTTTGACACTGGGAAAATCACAATCGACGCAACATGTACAGGCGGTTCAGTAATAATAAGTGGTGATGTCCAAGTAATTGATAATTCTGGCGTAGGATGCACTGTAACAGTCACAACTACATCAAACAGAGTCGCGCTTGAGATATTAGGAACTGAGGCCTATCCGTGAACGTTTGGGACTTAATAACGACCAGCAGTAGCTTGCCAGTTCAATCTGGCACTAACTTATGGGATCACTTAAACAGCTTAGGAGATGGCACTATAGTGATAGGCGGCGACAGATCTGCATCTATCGACCTAAGGCTAGAAGCAAAAATCGATACCAATTTAACAGCAAGTGTAAGCCATAATTTAAAAGCGGTAAGCGAAGAAGAGTTTGACGCTAAAGTTACAATAACCAAAGGGGCTAAAATATGTCAGTAGTAAGAGGAATAATCAGCGGTGACGATGTAGCGATCCCAATTCCGTTGACCAAAAATGATGCTGTTTTCGCCGTTGACGCTTTAGCAACAATAAAATGCTCTTTAATAAGTGAAGACAAATCAATCGTATATATCGCATCAACAACTCAAGACAGCGCGGCAGTGGGCGCAGATTGGCCTAATGGCATATTGATACTAGAATTCACTTCTGCACAGACAGCCGCAGCACAGGTCATCGCTGACACTAACTATACAAAGATGGTAGTAGAGATATTAACTATTGACCTATCCGGTAAACGACAGACTTTCAAAGAGATAATCGACTTCGAGAAAGGGACTATTGCTTAATCATCCATAAATAGTTGACTACTTTCAATGTAAATGCTAAACTATTCGCATATTATATGAAAAGGTCAATTAAATGTCTCTATCCCAATTAGCAAAATCAGCCGGATTTAAAACCTTTCAGGAAATGGCTGATATTTGCAACACCAAAACAGAATCACTCAGGTATACCCACAAACACAACCCATCAAAATTCGCTGTGATTGTCGCTGGGTGTATTGTAAAAAAGCGACACCAAGATTTTAACCTTGAACTTATTAATCGAGGAGTTTTAGCCAATATATTAATCAATAAGAGCCTAACCGATTATCTTTTTAAAGGTGATGAATAATGATTAAAAATAATCTATCGATTGGTGAAATTTTCGTTTTATCGGTTGCCTCGTCACTAATTATCCTAGGGTTTTTAATATTGTTAAGTGCTATGTCAGCCTCAATATCTTACAACGCGGGAAACGGAAAAACTAAAGATCATATAAAAACAGAGTTAAGCTGTATTTCTGATAACAAAAAAGACGATCTTAAGCGAAAAACAAAGGAAGGCGAGGAATGAAAAAATCAATAGCTTTAAACTATCGTGAGCAGCTAATCAAAGGCGGCAAAGAATTTCAAGACAAAGAGCTTGGTAAGGAATTTGCCGAAAAGTTCAGGAAAATACTGGGGATAAAATGATTAAGCCAGTAAAGAGAAACAAGCGCCTAAAGTGGATAGACTCAAGCTATGCTAAGTTTTATAGAAAGGATTTATGTCTAGATACGATGAATAGAGGAAAAATGATACTGGATGAACTTAGTGGAAATCTACAATTACCTCCAGATATCGCTCTAGAAAATATAGCGGCTTTGTCAAAACGGTTAGACGAATTACCAAATGTTAAATGAAGGGTAAAATTATGATTGAAAATAACAGAGTTGAAACTGCTGTAATAAAAATGATGGAGGCTTTAAAGCTAAAATCTGAACTAGACGACAAGATACAAGATCTTAAATCATACATCACTCTTGATATGCTTGAAGACGGCTGGGGTATTGATTGCGATATAAAATGGCTTGGATTAAACGGTATAGTCATTGAAAAATGCAAGCACGTTGATTACTCGGCAAGCGTTGGAGACATTAAAATAAGTCTTCACGGAAACCCAAAAAATCAGATAGTTAAAAGAGTGGCTAACGAGTATCAGAAAGAAGTTAGGCAGAAAGTTAGAATTTAACAACAACCAAAGGAAAGTAAAATGGGAATGGTAACAGATGTCGAATGGGAATGCCCTGGATGTGGAAAGCGCAATATAGCTCAATTATATGATGATTTTTACCCTCAACATTTTGATAATAAGCCATTACCAAGAAAGGCTGTCCCCTCTTGTGCTAAATTAAAATGGCATCCACCATGCGAAGGATGTGGTGAATATAAATTATCTGAGCCGCCGGTTGTGTTGGTAGAGTTTCCAATTGCTATAGTTGAACTTGATGACGATTACGAATAACTAAAAGATGTAGCCAATGCCATACCACAAACAATGCAAAAAAAGGAAATTCAGCACTAAGCGATTTGCTAAGAAAGCAATCAAGAAAAGCAAAAAAGTTAAGTATAGAAAATATACATTAAACGAAACTTATTTTTGCCAGTCGTGCCAATCATGGCACGTAACAAAGCTAAGTAATAAGCAATATCAATCGAAAGTAGCGGATTATAAATTAATGCAGTTTTTAACGAATGACTTGAAAGGTGATTTATGAAAGTAACAAGAAGGCTAAAAGTTGAAGATTGTGAGTTAGATTTCATTGAAAATTTACAACGTGAGCAGGTATCAGAGATAGTTAAAAAAAAGCTGTCCGAAGCGTTCGATTTAGGCATAAAGGAAGGGGTTAGGCTTGAAACTGAAAGGCTGGAAATAGAAAGAATTGACTGTTTAAAAAATAAATTACGCGGCGCTGGCGGGAGGACTGGTTTCGGTCAGGCGCTATGAATGACAATGTTTACATACTTAAAATATACGATAAGGATAACAAGCAATGAGCACTCAAGAAGAAATAGATAATCTTAATCAAGAAATTGAAAGGTTAAGACAAGGGATTGAGAGGCTATCAACCAGAGAGGCATTCGATTTGCCAACGGCTCATGCTAGTGAAGAGGTAAATTTAAGGATAGAGTTTGCCGAAAATTTACTGAATGGAAAGCATGAATCAGAATGGAAAAAGAGATACGAAAGGCAACAAGAAATTATCCAAATGTGGAAACTTGGTGATGATAAAGAGTATAGGCGTGACGCTTTCAATGAAATAGCACTATATTTGAATTCTGCGTTGCTAGATACTAGAAATGGCAAAGGATCACTAAGGGATAGAGTTAAAAAAATCGTAGATGAAATGCAAAAATTAATTGACTCGTCATCTCAAAAAACTAAATATGTTGCAAACTTCAAATTTACTGAGTCAGATCCTTTACATAGGGCAGCACCAATACTAAAAATGCCAAAATATTAAATAGAAAAAAACTATAGATATGGTACAATCATAGTATAAGTCAAGTTTTGACAGGCTAACTATGAGGTTCATATAATGCCGCAACCGTCCGATCAAACAAAAACATCAATAGAAGAAGATTGTAAACTAAGAGCACATGCACTATTTCAAACGCCAGAACTCTTACAAGAAGCAATAGACAAATACATAAAATCACCTCCTACAAAGACAATCACAACTGATAGCGGAACGTATGAACGACCATATCTAACAATATCGGGATTAGCTTATCAACTAGGGTTCGAGTCTAGACAGTCGTTCTATGACTATGAAAACAGAGTCGGTTTTTCTTACACAATTAAAAGAGCAAGGCTTTTCATAGAAGATTATTATGAATCTAACCTAACTAATCAAAGTTGCACAGGCTCAATATTTGCCCTAAAGAACATGGGTTGGAAGAGTGAAGCGCAAGACGATGACCCAAATAGAGCAGCACCAGATCTAAACATAACTTTCGCAGTGGCAGACGCAAAGCAAGAAGTCGTAGTTACCAAAGGTGAGTAGTTGGAAATAAGCGCGCCACAAAACATATTCATAAACAATCTTAAGACTAAGTACAGGGGGTTTGTGGGTGGGTTTGGTAGCGGCAAAACTTTCGTTGGATGCCTTGATTTATTAACCTTCGCTGGAACGCATCCCAACACAGTTCAAGGATATTTTGCACCATCCTATCCAGCAATTAGAGATACCTTTTACCCAGCGATAGAAGAAGCTGCAAACATGATGGGATTTACTGCTCACTTTGCATATGCTAACAAAGAGGTATCATTGCATAGAGGCGGTTATTATTACGGCACTATCATTTGTCGTTCAATGGATAACCCTAACTCAATCATCGGATTTAAGATTGCAAGGGCGCTCGTTGACGAACTAGACACCCTTAACAAAGATAAAGCCAATAACGCATGGAATAAAATATCCGCTAGAATGAGATTAGTTTTACCTGGTGTGGTTAACAGTATTGGAGTCACAACAACGCCAGAAGGTTTTAAGTTTGTTTATGATAAATTTGCAGATAGCCCGACTAAAAGCTATTCAATGGTGCAAGCTTCGAGTTATGAGAATGAAAAATACTTACCGCCTGATTACATTGACACGCTCTATGAAACATACCCATCACATCTTGCTCAAGCGTATATCAAAGGTAGATTTGTTAATCTTGCCAGCGGTTCGGTTTACCGTGCGTTCAATAGAGAGTCATGCTCATCAACTGAAGAACATAAAAACGGTGAGCCTCTAACGGTTGGCATGGACTTTAACATTGACCACATGGCAGCAACTATCTATGTGAATAGAAAAGGAGTTTATCATGCTGTTGATGAAATATCAGAAGAGTACAACACTGAAAGCGTAGCCACTCTATTAAAAGAAAGGTACTCGGACAAAGGCTGTAAAGTGATAATTTATCCCGACAGTTCTGGAAAAAACAGAAGCACATCGGCAAAAGGCTCTGTTAGTGAGTCAGATATTAATATTCTGGAAAGCGCGCCTTATGACTTTGAGTGTAGATATAATGATGCTAACCCAGCAGTTAAAGACAGGATAAACGCAACCAATGCAGCGTTTGAAAAAGGGCTAGTTAAAATAAATGTTAAAAATTGCCCTAATACTGTAAAATGTCTAGAAGCACAAGTTTATAATGACAATGGCTCACCAGATAAAAAGAACGGATTTGACCATCAAAACGATGCAACTACTTACCCAATAGCTTACATAATGCCAATAATAAAGCCTCAAATCATGCCAAAAATAAGAATGCTATGACCGACCTAATCACAGCCGAGCAAAGACGGATTATATTTAGAGAGCGATTTTCTAATCATTTAATCCGTGACATTATAGAGCCGTCATTCCAATCAGCTAGCCGCTCAATCCCTAGAATAATTTCAGACTATGATTTTACCGATATGAATATGGGAGAGATGCGTCAACTATCGGCACTCATTAAAACTGAGATCAACGCTAAATGGTTTAGCATGTGGGATGATGTTAATGGTCAACTATCTGAGTTTGCGATAGGTGAAGCGGCAAGCACGTCAAGGATATACGGAGCAATTGCAGAATCAGCGTTATCAATACCTGCGGCTGATGTCATAGCTAGGTCAATAAGGTTAAACATATTAACGCTAAGCACCGGAAACGTAACTCAAGCGGGTTTATGGGAAACCTTCATAAAACGAAATGTTGACGATACGCTCAAGTTAGTCGATGGGCTAGTAAAATTAGGATGGCAAGGCGGTTTTACTAATCAGGAATTAGTTAGCCAATTGCGAGGAAAATATGACCGAGCAACAAAGAAGTATGTCGGTGGAGTGCTAAACAGCAACCAAATAAACAAAGCAAAGGCTTTAGTTAGAACCGGAACGTCTCATTATTCCTCAGTTGCGCGCGATAGCTTAATACTATCAAACAGTGATATAATAGATTCAAGAGTGCTTTTTGCTACATTTGACAGCAGAACGTCGGATATCTGCATAGCCAGACATTTAAAAGAATGGGGTATCAAGGATAACAAATATCCTAGACTACCATTTCATTTTAATGAGCGTTCAGTTTACGTGTTTAAACTAAAAGGCGAGGAATTGTTTCCTGGTCAAAGAGCAAGCAAAGGTGCGGAAGGCGGTCAGCAAGTCGATGCTAATCTATCGATAGGCGATTGGCTTAAAACGCAGCCTCGCTCATTTGTAGAGGATACATTAGGCGTAGGTAAAGCCGAATTGTTTTTAGATAAAGGATTTTCAATTGACCGGTTCAGTGATGCGAATTTTGTACCAATGACATTAAAAGAGATTTTAGGCACATGACAGAATCAATTATGGATATCACACATAGCGATTATGATTCGTCTGTCGATGAAATATTAAAAATCCGTGATTCAATAAAAGGCTCTAACGCTGTCAAGAATGGTGAAAGGGCTACAGTATACTTACCCAACCCTTTCGATAATGATTCAAATATTGCCAGCAAATACGAGATTGGTAACAAATACAAAGCTTACAAAGAGCGCGCGGAATATGATGCGTTCCCTAGTCGAACCGAAAATGGTTATCTAGGCGCTTTAAATTCAGTTCCACCAGTTGTTGAGGATATGCCATCAGATATTGAATATATGCTTGAAAACTCAGATGGTGATGGATTGTCATTGTTTGAGTCTATGAAAATAACCCAGTCAAACATGTTAGAAGTTAAATATCATGGATTACTTGCCACTTTTACACCATTTGAAGATGACGGACAGCCCCTAACATTATTGAGAGCTAAAGAGCTAGGCTTGATGGCTATGATTAAACATTATCCTAGAGAGTCAATCGTAGACTGGGATTTTTCTGTAATCAATGGTGATAGAAAATTATCCTATGTTAAATTGTCTCAAAATAAAGTATCAGTTAATCATGAGACATACAAAAAAGAGAGTGAAGAAAGTCAATTAATACTAGGTTTAGACGAAACTGGGTATTACCAAAGAATGGTATCAAAAAACAAAGATGGCACTGATGACCTAACAGAAAAACATTATCCAACTAATCGCGATGGAAATTTAGATTCAATCCCTTTTGAGTTTGTCATTGATCAAGAATCAGACACTCAAGAACTACCTACAGGTTTTGGTATTATCTATCCAATATCTCTAAAGGCTTTTTCCAGGTATCAGGTAAGTGCTGACTTAAATGAGTCCTTACATCGATACGCGATACCCACGGTCGCATCTACTGGATGGACTACTCAAGCGTTTGAGCAATACAAAGAAATGACCGGACAAGATAAAATTTGTATAGGCGGTCATGTGCCGCTACCTAAAGATGCGACTATTGAATATCTTCAATGGAATGCTGATAGTGATGCTATGTTCAAATACTTAGAGAATAATCAAAAAGAGGCTAAGGCTTTAGGCGCAAGGTTTGATACATCAGACGCTAAAGATGAAGCGGTCGGAGTTGCCAAGATAAGAAGTTCAGAAGAGTTAAGCTCGTTAATTAACATTCAGTCATCTATCCAGAAGTCATATAAACGCCTACTCGATTGGTGTTATAAATTCATGTCGAACAATGCAGAGATTCCAGAATACACGTTAACGCTTAACACTGAATTTGATAAAGTTAAATTGACCACCCAAGAGCAAAAAGAAATTAGAGATAATGTGATCATGAGCATTTACTCAAGAGAGGAAGGATTAAGACAACTGTATGAGGGAGGTATAACAACCGACACAGCGGAAGAATTATTGAGAGAATCAATAGAAAATGGTGATAGTTAGTCATATTAGCTAAATCTTAGCGAGTTTGATATAATTATTGTGAGTTTAAAAATTAGCAATTAAAGTTAGGGTCTAACATGCAATTACAATTTGAAAGTAAAGATGATGTTCCAGTGGAACTAGCAGAAAGTGTAGTAGAGTTTGAAGAAGACGGCAAGCAGATTTGGATGCATAAGGATTTGGCAGAAAGCAAAAAAACCGCTTATCGCCACCAAGGGCAGGTGACTAAATTAACCACCGACTTTGACCAGTTCAAAAGCAAAATATCAGCTAATGAACAAGCGGCAGTCGAAAAGGCGAAAGCCGAACGCGATGCCGAATACGCCGAAAAAATGGCAAAATTAAAAGATGATGGAAAGCATTCTGAAATACACAAGCTGGAAATGCAGCAGTATCAGGATAAATATTCATCATTGGAAACAAATTTTGAAGATTTACAAGTTAAGTATGAAGGATTACAAAATTCTCTAGTAGAGAAAGACAAAATGAGCTTAGCTAATGAAATAGCTAACTCATTCGTACCGCCTGAAATAGCGCCAGCATTTAGCAAGTTGCTAGTTGATGACTATATCAGAAATGCGGACGGAAAATCATTTTTTGTGAACGCCAGTGGTGATGCAGTGAATGGTGAAATGGACAGGATACATGAAGTTTTAAAAAGTGATCCTGTATTGAAACACTTTGCACAATTTCCCGGTAGTAATGGCGGTCTAGGTGGTGATGGTGGTTCAAAGCATGTAGAGGGAAAAACAATCTCTCGAAAAGCTTTTGAATCAAAATCACCAAATGAAAAAGCCAGCCTCATGAAATCGGGAGTAAAAATCATTGACTAACGAGGTAACAAAAAATGGCTAATACCCTAACTGGTTTGATCCCAGACTTATACGCGGCACTTGACAAGGTGTCTAGAGAATTAACAGGCTACATCCCAGCAGTATCACATGATCTTTCTGGAACTCAAGCCGCATTAAACGAAAATATAACTGTTCACGTTGCGCCAACAGCAGCGGCAGCAGATATCACACCGGCAATGGTATTAACAGAGCCAGCCGATCAGATAATCGCTCCAGTAAGTGTAGCTATTACTAAGTCTCGTTCTGTGCCATTCGCTTACACAGGAGAAGAGCAGCGCGGACTTAATAACGGCGCTGGTTATCTTAGCGTACAAGCTAATATGATGGCTCAAGCCATGCGAACGCTTGTTAATGAGGTCGAAGTTGATACAGCCCTAGAAACGGCTCGAACAGCATCAAGGGCTTATGGTGTAGCTGGTACAACTCCATTCGCGTCAACTTTGGACGATATCGCAGAAGTTAAGAAGATCCTAAAAGACAACGGCGCGCCAATGGGCGACTTGCAATATGTTATGGATACTTCAGCGGGTGCAGCGCTTTACAAGTTAACTCAATTAACCAATGTTAACGAAGCTGGTGATGAAGGTTTGTTACGTCAAGGCATGATTGGCGCTAGACCTTTAAATGGAATGTCTTTGCGCGAATCTGGCAACTCTGCAAACTTAACAGGTAATGCAATTGTTGGCACTGTAACAGTAACAGGCGCAAACGCTATCGGTGCAACTACTATCAATATCACTACCGCAGCGGCATCTAGTTTAACCGCTCTGAAAGGTGATTTTATTGTCTTCGCTGGTGATACTAATAAGTATGTAATTGCTGCTGATGTAACTATCGGCGCGTCAACTACTGGCGATGTGATCATAGCTGCACCTGGCTTACTTATCGCAACGGCTGGTACTGAGGCTGTTACTGGTAGTGCTGCATTTGTTGCCAACTCCGCATTCGACAAAGGCGCTATTCAGTTAGTGACTCGCGCCCCTGCAATGCCAGAAGAGGGTGATGCACGTATTGATTCTACGGTTATTCAAGATCCAATGTCAGGGCTAGCGTTTGAGGTATCTGTATGGGCTGGTCAGCGTAAGGTACGTTATGAGGTCGCATTGGCTTGGGGTGTTAAAGGCATCAAGCCTGAGCACGTTGTGACTAATCTAGGTTAATTCTAATGGCGGGCGTAAAAACCCGCTTAATTATAGGTATATTTTATGTTATGCGAAACGGTTAAGATTGAAGCGGATACAAAGCAAGGTTATTGCATTATCAATAAGTCAGACTTTGACGAAAAAGAACATCTATTGTATGAAGAAAAACCCGCAAAGAAAGAGCCAAAGAAAGCGAGCAAAAAGGCTGACTGATGGCTTTTCTCGTTGAAGATGGAACAATAGTGGCTGGTGCTACTTCTTATACAACCGTGGCTTATTACAAGGCTTATTGGTTAGATAGAGGCGTTACAGTCGCTGAAACTGATCCAGTTATTGAGGCGGCTTTAGTTATCGTCACTCAATATGTTGATTTAATGAATCGATGGAAAGGGTGTATAGTTGACGATGCTCAGCCTTTAGACTGGCCCCGCTATGATGTATGGGATGATGAATTAAGATATATAGAAAGCAACGAAGTTCCTGCAAGACTACAAAACGCGATATGCGAATATGCAAGCGCTCAAATCGTTTCTACTATTTCACCAGAGCCATCGTTAAAAGGCGAAATAAAGGTTGAGATGTCTAAACTTGGAACGCTTGAAGAAGAGATCGAATATACCGAAAATAGTTCACGAACAATTCGCTCTATCCCTCTTGCTGACAACTGGTTAAAGGGTTTTACCGTGGGCGGGTTATTAGGTAATTTCTCGCGCACTGTGAGATGTTAGATGGCTGTCTTAAAAAGTAAGTTCACTACTTTAGCAAACAAGTTCATGAATGATACTTTTAGCGATTTTAAAAAGTCGCTCGTTATGCGAACGGCTGTCGATGTACCGTTTGGTAATCCCCCTGAATGGACACTTGATCCAGTTGCTGGTAATAACTTTGCAATACCTCTCACTTTAGATTTTTCTATGTTTGATAACACTATGATCGAAATAGGCGATTTTTTGCTATTTACTAATGTGAGTGTGTGGAATACCGATCCAAATGTTGGCAATGTTGATCTAAATTTTGATGGGGTTATCCATAAGATTATTAACGTAGAAAAAGATCCAGCCGATGCAGCCTATTTTTTGACTGTGAGGCGCGCATGAGTTTTAAAGATGATTTATCGATTGCTGGCGAGATGGCAGTTGAAATAACAAACGAAACTAGGACGACTGCTTTAAAGTTTGTCAGAAATGTTGTGCTAGCTACGCCTGTCGATACCGGTCGAGCAAGGGCGAATTGGCAAGCCTCAGAAGATAGACCAGAGAGATCCAAACTTGCAGTTAATGACAAGGGCGGCGGTGCTACAATTAACCTAGCATCAAGCACTATACTTAAAAGCAGTCCATATCCAGTATTTTGGGTGTCGAATAATTTACCTTACATCGTGCCATTAAATAATGGTCACAGCAAGCAAGCACCTAAAAAGTTTGTAGAAACTGCTCTTAAATTGGCTCAAAGATAATGGCTAATCCGTCTACAGCCAATGCTCATCTAGTTTTAATCCAAAAGCTAATGGACAATTTGCCTACCGGTTACAGTACAAGCAATGTAAAACTGCCAAATAAGTCTTTTACAACGCCAAACAATTCTAAATGGTTGAGAGCTACGGTTATCAATCAAGATACTAACAACGTACAGGCTGGTGGTGGTTGGAAACGCTCAGACGGCTTATTTGTTATCGACTTATTTTATCCGCTTGATTCAAATGTTATTGAGCAATTATTGGAAGCCGAAGAAATAGCAGCGTTATACCAAAATCTTAGATTCGGCGGGGTTAATTGCCACGAGGCTTTGATCCAGGATAATAACGAGGACGGTTCATGGTATAATGTGCAAATCAACGTAGACTTCTATTATGAGGGCGTTTAAGTGAGTGAATTAATTAAAATGTATCAAAACAAAGTCAGCGTTACTATTCCGATTGAGAATAGAAAACAGTTTGAAAAAGTTGGTTACTCTGTAAAGAAGCCAAAGAAATCTAAATCTAACCAGGAGTCTTAAAAATGGCACGTTTATTATCAGGTAACGACTTTTCAGTACACCTATCGAAACAGACCGCAAAGGGGGCTATTGATGCTACGCCAGCCTTTGATCAATTCAGAAGAACGGAAGGCAAGGCGCGCGAAAATACATCTTATGTGCAATCAACAGAGGTCAAATCTAACCGACAAGCTCGCTCTAATGTCGAAGACTCAAAAAGCTATGCCGCCGAATTAAGTTTTGAAGTATCAAAGCAAACGTTTGGTTATATGATTGACGCGATACAAGCGGTAGAAGTAACGAGTACCGCAACGCTATCAACCATCGGTGCAGATGCTAACGGCTTTGTCGATGCAGTTGGCACGCCCTTCACAGGCATGGCAGTAGGTGATTATATTTTTGTCAGCGGTTTTGCAGATGCAACATTGAACAGAAACTATAAGATCACCACTTATAACAGCAATCAAGACATTGAAACATCGCCCGCACCGGCGGCTGTCGAGGCGGCTGGGGCAACTGTTACAGTTGCATCAAACAGATCAACTTCTGGATCAACCATCCCTTACTATGCTATCCAGACGCGCACCGTTGACACATCCAAAGCAGGTTCAATCGATTATCAAACCTTCTTCGATGGTCAATTTAATACTTCATCTTTCGAGGTCGGCGAGACCGGAGTTATGACCGGCTCATTCGCGATGATGGCTGAGTCTTTAACGGCTGGCACTGCTTTGATATCTGGTCAAACCGATAACACTTTAGACGCTAGTGAAATACTATCGAATATTAATAACGTAGTCAGAATTTGGATTGATGGCGTAGACTCAAATTGTACTGCTAAATCAGCAGGATTCGAGTTTTCAAATAATCTTCAATCTGATCGCGCGGCTGGTTGCGATGGTGAACAATTCGCAAATGGGGATATGACTCTATCAGGCGCACTGGCTGCAAGGCTTCCAATTGATGCCCCGCTAGTATGGCGTGACAGATACAACGTAGGAACTAACGTGGCAATAGCTATTGAGATGGATCACGGTGGCGGTGATTATACTATTGTTGAAATACCACAAGCGGTCATTACTGAACATGAAATAGCTGACGGGTCAAACGCGGTGGCTAATGCTGAGATGTCTTACAGTGCAGAAGAGGATGGCAGAGGATATACATGCGTAATATACCGTAATTGGGTATAATGTAGATGTTGCGTCTAGGCTCATTACCGAAAGCCTGAATCGTGCAGGTTGGCGCAATAATTAATTCACGAAGATACTAACGAGGTATTTATATGTTTGAAGAAATAAAGGCAAATTGCCACTCAATAAATAGAAGAAAGCCAGTTTATGGTGTCGGGATTAACGATGCACCATATAAAGTCAAGTTTAGAGTAGACGGAAAGGTAAAATATGCTTGCCCTTATTATTTAAGGTGGGTTGATATGCTTAAAAGGTGTTACGGAAGAAAGTATCAAGCAAAAAGCCCGTCATATAAAGGGTGCTTTACGTGCAAAGAATGGTTGGTTTTTTCAGCATTTAAACTTTGGATGGAAAAACAAAATTGGCAGGGCATGAGTCTTGATAAAGATATAATAAAGAAAGGTAACAAGGAATACTGTGAGAAGTTTTGCTCATTCGTTCCGACCGAAATAAACAATTTAATTTTAATGCCAAGAGTAAACGATCTTCCAGTTGGTGTATCTTTTTGTAAGAGAAACGCCAACTATAAAGCTAGATTAAAGAAAAATAACAAAGAGTGCAATATTGGTCGATTCGATTCACCCGAGGAAGCTGGTAAAGCGTATTTGACGGCTAAATCAAGCCACATTAAAGAGGTTAGTTTGAAATATTTTAAAGACGGATTGATAAACCTTATAGTTTTTAACTCATTGAACAACTGGGTAATCAACTAATGAGCCTAGATCTATACCGTGAAGATTTAGAAAAGCAGGAAATCGGATCGCCTTGTTATGTTGCACAGATGACTTTTTATGTTGCCAGGTGCGGGACTAAAAAAGCTATTGGCGAAATGGCAGAAATCAGGGAAAAACTTTACGGTATATTCCCCAAGCCGTCCGAAGTGAACGAGCATGAAATCATAGCGAACTGGCTTGCTTACTATGGCGTAGTGAACTGGGAAAACGTCACCGATGATGAGAACGGCGAAGAAATGGAATTTACACCTGCATTTTCCAGACAGCTATTTCTAAATGAGTCGTACTGGATGAGCCTGAATACTGTACTGATAACACACGCCGCAAACTACGAAAACTACTTATCAGATGAGGCGTATAAAGACGGAGAAGAAATAAAAAAGCCCTAGAGTGGTACGACGAGTTTAAGGATGATCGTACTGCTCGCATACAGTGTAAAGCGCTAGGGATGGACTACGAAAAAGAAAGCCCAAAACTAAACGATAGAAGCAGGGTTATATTTTCCGCATTCTCAAAACTCAACAGGCGAAGGGTAGAATACCGACCATTACAAAAAAATGATATACTTGACGAGATTGAAGGGATAGCAAATATAGACAAATGTCTTGAAATTGTTGAAAACGTTGATTCTTATTGGCTTGGAAAAGAATCAGAAAAAATGAAAAGGCGAATGAAAAAATAATGGCTATCGAAAAGACAATAAGAATTAAAATCGATAGCCGGAAAGCTGAAAGCCGAGTTGGAAGTTTAGATCGCAAGATGAAAGGTCTTGGTGAATCGGCAGACAACACAGATAAATCATTTGGTAAACTTAAAGGCACTGTGATCGCTGTTGCAGCCGCCTTACAGATAGGTCAAATAGCCGCTTATTCTGACGCATGGAAAGGCGTAAATAATTCCTTAGCAACTTCTATAACATCAACTCAAAGCCTATTCAAAGCGCAGTCAGACGTAGTTAGAATAGCTCAAGAAGCAAGATCACCACTTGAGCAAGTAGCAAAGCTATATGGAGGAATTTCAGCCGCTTCAACAGATCTAGGCGCATCTCAGAACGATATAGCAAAGTTTACCGAGTTGGCATCTAAAGCCATCACCGTACAAGGATCAAGCACGGCAGAAGCGGCTGGGTCATTATTGCAGCTAAGGCAAGCAATTGGCGGCTCGGTCATACAAGCTCAGGAATTCAACTCATTAATCGATGGTGCAAGACCACTTCTTGAAGCCGTTTCAAAAGGGTCTGATAGATTTAAAGGTTCGGTAAATAAGCTTAGAGAAGAAGTTAGAAAGGGTACGGTCACATCCAAAGAATTTTTTGAAGCAGCTTTGAAAGGCGCTGACATTATTGATAAAAGATTTGCAAAAGCAACTGTTACACTTGCTAGCAGCCTAACTTTAGCTAGAAACAATGCGATTAAATTTGTTGGCACCAATGAAGATATATCCAGGACTATGACGTTCGCCGGTGATGCGGTTGTGGCTCTTTCTGAAAACTTAGACTTATTGGTAATTGCAGCGGCAACAACAGCAAGCATTTATGGTGCTAGATTACTAAGTGGGCTTGTAGCTGCAACGGCGGCAAAAATATCATCTACATCGGCAAGTATAGCATTAGTAAGAACAGAACACGCAAACGCCGCATCCGCTTTAACTGCGGCAAAAGCAGAGCAGGCACTTGCAGCATCTACGTTTAACGCATCCGGTGGAATTGTAAAATCTAAAATAGCTAGAGATAGATTGACCGTGGCAAACAACACTTTAGCCGCATCAACACTAAGAGCCACAGCAGCAAACAAAGCCTATGCAGCAAGCGCAACAATAGCAGGTAGAGCATCTGGCGCGTTAAGGGGTGGACTTGCGTTATTAGGTGGGCCTGTAGGTGTTGCCGTCCTAGCGACAGTAGCTATACTGTCTTATTCTAAAGCTGAAACTGAGGCTGAAAAGAGAACTAAGCAATTAACAGAGCAGGTTAACGCACAAAGAACAGCTTTAATGAATTTGGGAAAAACTCAAAAGGAATTAAGAGAAAAAGAGTTATCCGATCTAAATGGTGACATTTTAGAGATGACTAAAAATATAATAATCCTAGACAGGAAAGCCGAGGAAGCATTAAAAAATGTAAGCGGCAGAGGGTTAGGAGTATCAAAAATAACCAATGAGGCTAGAGCTTTACGGAAAGAGCTAGCAGAATTGTTCAAGCAAAAGGAGCTGCTAACCACATCAGTATCATTGATTGACGAAGGCGAAGGAGAATCAGCAACAACAACCGGAACAACGCCAGATCAAGACTTCGAACAACTGCAAATAGATGCTAATAATGCTGCATTTGCTAGAAGATTTGAAAAGATACAGACTTTAAAAGAATTTGATCTTATTGAAATAGAAAACAAAAGAATTCTTGAGGAAGAAAGGCTAAATATAGAAAGAGAGGCAGCGATAGAAAGTGCTGAAATAACAAGATACCATGAGGAATTAAAAAAACAATTCAGAGATCAAGCCTTTAGTGATGCGATTAGTGGGCTATCTAATTTTGGTAAAAAAGCAAGCAAAGCACAAAAAGCATTAGCGGTAACTAGCGCTGTAATCAAAGGCAAGGAGGCGGCGGTCGCTGCATGGGCTTCTGGTATGTCAACTGGTGGCCCTTACGCTCCCTTAGTTGCTGCTGCATATACCACCGCTAGCTTAATTAAAACAGGCGGATTAATAAAAAGCATCACCAGCGGAGGAGGTGGCGGCGGAAGTGGCGGAGGTGGAAATATCAGCTTTGCAGGAGCACAAGAGTCACAGCCACAACGTCAAGAGCCTATACAATCGAGGGAAGTGATCGAATTTAGAGGTCTTGAAGGGATAGCCGAAGCAATAAGAGAAAGAGACCCAGACGAGCCATTACCTGCGGAATACACTCAAAGAATAATGGCATCAATAGAATTGAATGAAAGGTTGGGCGGATGAGTCAAGTATTTGTAGTAACAGGTGAAGCGGCGGCGGTAGATAAAGAGCCTCGGTTGGCTTATGCGACCTTATCAAGCACTGCGGCGGTAACAGCAAGCCATGACAGTGCTAATGTTAATCGCGTCCACGATGGTATGACTACATTGGGATGGAAGCCTGCAAACTCTGCATCATGGGTGCAATTCGATGGGTCATTCACAGATACAGATTATTTAGCAATTTCAGGCGCAAACTTTGGCTCAACGGCTTGCACGGTTACGGTGAAAGATTCAGGCGGAAATACTTTAGCTTCTGCTAGCGGAATGTCAGATAACCAACCTGTTTTTTTCGTATTTACTAAAGCAACATACACAGTCTTAAAAGTTGAGTTTACTTGTACTAACACATCACTTGAAGTTGGTGAAATATATTTTGGTGAAAGTATGCAATTTCCTAAAAATGTTTCAGTTGGATATCAGCCTGGTAGATGGACAAGTAACGACATAGTAACCACTGGAAGAACTGAGACCAATCAATTCGCTGGTTCAATTGTTAGAGCGCGAGGGACAACCGAATCATTTACAATTAATCACGTACCCACATCATTTATGGAAGCCGATTATAAAAACTTTATGAATGCGTCACGGGGAATTCCTGTTTTTTTCTTATGGGACAAATCAAACACTACACAAGCAGTTTTTGGGACGTGGACAGCATCAAAACCGACTTTTACAAGCTCGCTATTAAGTTCGATTAGTCTAACGATAAACGGTGTTGCATGAGTTTTGATCTAATAAAGGCAACGAACCAGCGCAAAGCTTTTACGATATTGGAAATTATTCTAGACATTAACGATCCTGCTAATGATGCGACTTACGCAATGCAACCGGACAGCTACGGAACGCCTAAGACTACCGATGATATAACCGCTTATACCGGAGTAGATTTTAGGACTTACCGTTATGCTGACCAGCAAATTTTCGGGGTAGATCACTTTCCCTTTTTGGAAAAAGTGTCGACCACAGAGCCTAAGATTGACCCAGGTAAATCCATGGGTATGAGAGCAACAGCAAGCGCAACATTAAAAGACTTTATTAGTAATGATACATTCGAGTTAACATCCGCTTATGCTGATCGAAGAGTAGAAGGAAGCCACGTATTAAAGTTATTAGCAAGAAATCATTATAAAAACAGACGAGCAAGAGTTATTCGAGGATTCAATCCAGATGCTTATTCTGAAGCTAATTGCACAATAGAATCATACGTTATTGACTCAATCAGTTATCCAAGCGAGCAAGGATCATGGTCTGTCAAAATGATCGACGAGCTTATATTGACTGAAGAAGTTAAAGCCAAAGCGCCAACCGTTAGCGAAGGTGAGCTTTCTGCTGGAATAACCGATGTAGCCACTACATTATCATTTACAACACCAGTAGCCGAGGAATACGGGGCTGTATCTGCTACTGGACATATTGCTATAGAAAAAGAAATAATGAGCTACACGGTCGCTACCACAACCACTATGACCATTGTCAGAGCGCAAGCAGGGACTACTGCAAAAGCTCACAGCGCATTAGAAACAATTCAAAAATGCTTAGTTTTCGATAATGTTAACATAATCGATATAATCACAACATTGATAACCGATCATACTCGAATACCAGCCTCTTTTATTCCAACGGCTGATTGGGCTACGTTAAAGGCTGGCGATTTATCCTCTTACAATTTAACTAGATACTTATTTAAGCCGGAAGATGTCAAAAAACTACTTAATGAATTAATACAAATAGCCGGGTTATCGTCTTACGTTGATGTAATAAACAACGAGATTAAATTGATCGCCGTTCCAGATTTTGCTAATCCAGTGATTGATTTAGTCGAGGGAGAGCACTTATTGCAAGGCTCTGTAAAAGTTGTTGATGACTACAAAAAACAAGTTACTAGACAAGCGATCTGGTGGGATAAATTCGATGCAACCGAAAGCAAAGAAAAGAAAAACTATCGAAAAAGATTCACAGCGATTGACGGAATAGTTGAAGCACCAGCAGATATTGATAACATATCAGAGCCAAAGCCTTTAGTATCTGATTGGCTAGGAAACTCGGTTGAAGATAATCAAATTGGCACTGGGTTTGCTCAAAGGCAAATAAACCGATTTTCTCAACCTCCTAAAAGAATTAGTTTTGATTTAGACCAACGGTATATAGGCAACGTGGCTGGTGGCTTCATGGGGCTAGGATCAATATTCACTATTAACACTTCGAGAATAAAAGACGGAGGACTAAATAACGTTACAACGACTTGCCAATGCGTATCTATGAAATCATCATCAAAAGATGGTCAATACAATGTTACTGGGCTTTCTTATATCGCATCCACTCCACCAAATGCAGATTTATATATCACAACCGATAAAACTGATTATCTATTAACGGACGAACTAACAGACACAACAGAGGCAAGAGAATATGTTGTTGTAATTAATGCTGGCGTACAGCTTGGATCATCCACAACGGCAAATTTCGGATTTAGTCAAGGCGCATTTACCAATGCAGGGGCAACATTAAAACTGGTCATTTTGGGTCAAATATACGGAGCGGGTGGTGCTGGTGGAACGGGTGGAGATGCGGGGCCAGATACGGTTTCTTGTGCTGTCGCAGGCGTAGGGTCTGGTTTATCTGGTGGGGATGCGATCAATTTAACCACTGATGCAATAATAGATAACGGATTTGGAATTATCTATGCTGGCGGCGGTGGTGGTGAAGGTATGCTTGGAGAGTGTATAGAAGAACCAGGCCCTGTTTATTTTGGCAATGGTGGAGACGGCGGCGGTGGAGGTCAAGGACTAGTCGGCGGCGGTGGAGGCGTGGGTGGCTTAGCCACTGGCGCTGGTGGTGGTGTTGATGGTGTCACAGGTGAAAATGGATCGATAGGCGCGCCAGGATCAAATGGCGGCACATTTGGAGTTGATGGAGATGGAGTTGGCGGTGGGTCATCAGGATTGGCAATAAAAACTAACGGTAACACTGTTACAATAACGGCTGGCAATAACAGCTTACAAATTTTAGGAGCAGTAGTCTAATGGGTTTTGTTAATTATTCATTCACAGCGTTAAAAGATACAGATCCAACGGGGATAAATGTGATTGGCTCTCAATCTGTCGAAGTGTTTAACGCGCACGATGGGGTCACTTACGCGACAATTTACAGTGATGAGGGGGTAACTCCAATAGCACAACCTGGGGCTGCAACTGATCCAACTTCTGGGGTTTTAGAGTTTTGGATATTGCCTGGATATTACATAATTGAAAGTGGCACAAGAACTGAAAATGTTTTAATTGATGACGGAAGCAGGCTGAAAGTAGCTCAAATGTCAGACATAACATCAGCCACTAGAATAATTCATTATAAAATTGGTGAATTTGTTGATTTTGTAGAGAGAACCTATGGAAACGGCGGTGGTGGTAGAGTCGAAATAGTAGACGCTACAACAGTAACCGAAAACGAATTAAACATAGTCACAGGTGATGCAACTAGATCACTATCTCAACTGCCCCCAACATCTGTATTTAAAGAAAATATACTTGTAAGAATACCGACAGACTTTGCAACACTACAATCAGCCGTTGATTTTTACCAGGGCGCGACATGCTCAGATGATTTTGTTATAGAGTTGCAGATCGAGTCTGGACACTTGCTAACAGGAGGAATAGGTGTATTCGGTGGAAGTTATAGCCATTTTAAAATAACATCGGCTGACTATGAAGCGTTTGTAGCAACAGCCGGGCAAACTGTTTTTAACTTGGCCAAAGCTTATGCGCTTGGAAACTATGAAGTTTATACAGTTATAAACGGCTCGCCAAGTAACGCATTTACAGAAACTAGCACAACGTCAATAACATTAAATTCAGGCGCTACACTTAACGATGACGTAAGAGTATATTACTCAGTTAAACTTGATGCTGGATTTGTTGGTGTAGACACATCAACCGTTCCAACGGGAATAATCGGCACTGAAACACTTAAACCGTTGTTTATGGGTTTTAACTGTCGGTTTCCGTGGCTGGACTGTCGAATTGATATGAATAACCTCCATGGCACTGGTTGGCAAATGCTAGAAAGTGATGGAGTTGTTAGTGTGCTTTCCGGTGTTGTTAACGCTGGATATAGGGGCGCAGAGGTACATGGCAACGCTAACTTATATCTTTCCATTTTTTCAGGCGCTAACGGCTCAGGGTTAAGGATGCAGCAAGCTTCAAGAGTTAATGCTAGGAGCGGTATATATGACGACTGCTGTAAAACTTCCGAGGAATCGGCGGTATATGTTTCTAGAGCTTCAAATTTAGAATTTAGAGGTGGTAGCGCGCAAGGTTCAGGTTCTAGCGGAATGATTGTTAGACGGTCTAAGGTTAATGCTGATGATGCCAACTTTGATGGTGCTGGTGACAAGGCGATTGAGGTAGAAAGCGCGTCTGAAGTGTCGTTTAGCAACGGTTCGGCACTTAACTCCACTTCTACATCGCTAAGGTGTACTGCTGGTGGATTTCTTTATGCAGTTGGGGTGGCTAGTTCGACAACAACTTCAGCA